GTTGGAGGGCTTCCAGGGCGTTCTCACGGAGTGGGTGCTCGTGGTCGCGTCGCAGCGCTACGACGCCGACGGTGACGGCATCACACAGGTCGGAACGCTCGTGCCGGACGGTGGCGGACACGTGCCCTACCACCGCGTTATCGGCTTGCTGGACTACGCCCTCACACGCTCACACGCAGAGATCGCGCGCGACGACTGATCAGGAGGTGGCCATGCCGAACCAGTACAACCGGCCCGTCACCGACGAGGACCGCGTAGCCGTGCGACGCCTCGCTGCCGAGGGCAAGGGCCGGAACGAGATCGCTCGGGAGCTGAAGCGGTCCCCGCGCACCATCAGCGTCATCGCCGCCGAGCTGGACCCACCCGTCACGTTCGACCGGACCATGACCGCCGTCGCCACCAAGGCCCGCGTCATCGACGCCAAGGCGCGGCGCGCCGCCCTCATGGAGCGGTACTACGAGCAGGCGCACAAGCACCTCGACCGGCTCGACCGCGACGTCCACCACATCACAGAGGTCAGCATCGGCAAGGTCGTCCGCTACCGCGCCGACGACCTCCCCACGCAGGACGTCCGCAACCTCATCCAGGCGTCCACCGTGGCCGCGAACCAGGCATTGAAGCTGGAAGCGCTCGACACGAACAACGGTGTCGACGACGCCAAGAGCATGCTCGGCCAGCTCGCCGCCGGCCTCACCGCGGCGTACAACGCCATGAACGAGGGGGCGGGTGATGCTCCGTGACATCCCGCTGCCCCTGTCGCGGAAGCAGATCGCCAGCGTTGTGGAGGCGCAGCAGGCGCCGATCGCTTTGTGGTCCGGGGCCGTGTCCTCCGGTAAGACCATCGCGAGCCTGCTGGCCTTCCTGATCGCGCTCGTCGCTGCGCCCGACCACGGCCTGATCGTCGTCGTCGGGCGCAGCCTGAACACGATCGAACGCAACCTGATCGACCCGTTGCAGTCCAAGCACCTGTTCGGGCCGCTCGCCGCGCACGTCCACCACACCACCGGCGCGACCACCGCGACCATCCTGGGCCGGACCGTGCACCTCGTGGGCGCCTCCGACGCCCGCGCCGAGGGCCGGATCCGAGGCGCCACCATCGCGCTCGCGTACGTCGACGAGGCGACGCTGCTGCCGCACGCGTTCTGGATGATGCTGCTGTCCCGGCTCCGCGTCGGCTCACAGTCCCGCCTGCTGGCAACGACGAACCCGGACGGCCCGTTCCACTGGCTCCGCAAGGAGTTCATCCTTCGCGGCGCCGAGGTGGGCCTGACGAACTGGCACTTCACCCTCGACGACAACCCCTCCTTGGACCCGGGGTTCGTGGCGCGGCTGAAAGCCCAGTACACCGGCCTGTGGTACCGGCGGTTCATCCTCGGCGAGTGGTGCCTGGCCCAGGGCGCGGTCTATGACATGTTCGACGAGGCACGGCACGTCGTGGACCTGCTGCCGTACATGCGCCGTTGGACCGCGGTCGGCATCGACTACGGCACCGTCAACCCGCTCTCCGCGGTGCTCATCGGCCACGGCGAAGACGACAAGCTGTACGCCGTGTCGGAGTACCGGCACGACTCCGCGACCGCGCTGCGCCAGCTCACCGACGCCGAGTACAGCCGCAACGTCCGCGAGTGGCTGGCGAACGTACGCCGGCCGGGCGAGCAGGGCCAGGCCCGCGGCGTCCGCCCCGAATGGATCTTCGTGGACCCGTCGGCGGCGTCGTTCATGAACCAGCTGTGGACGGAGCGGGTGCCGAACATCGCCCCCGCCGTCAACGACGTGCTTGACGGCATCCGCAGCGTGGGTGTCGCCCTCGGCTCCGGGCTGCTGCGCATCCACCGCTCCTGCACGGGGCTCCTCGGCGAGCTACCCGGCTACGCGTGGGACGAGAAGGCCGCCGAACGGGGCGAGGACAAGCCGCTGAAGGTGAACGACCACTCCGCGGACGCCCTGCGCTACGCACTTCACTCCACCGCGCACGAGTGGCGCGGCCTGATCGATTGGGAGGCGACCAGTGCCGCTGCCTGAGAACGGAGTCCCGTGGCCGCCCCCGGAGATGGCGCCCGCGCTCGCGACCATGGCCGTGGACGACGCCTGGTACTCCGGAGACCGCGACCGCATCCGCGCGGCGTATCGGCCCAAGAGCGCCGAGGTCACGCAGACCGGCCGCTTCCTCCGCTTCTGGGAGCGACCGAAGCGACTCGACACCCCCGATCACTCGCTGCACGTGCCGCTCCCCGGCGACATCGCCACCACGTCCGCGGACCTGCTGTTCTCCGAGCCGCCGAAGCTGACCGTGAAGACCACGGCGACACAGGAGCGGCTCGACGAGCTGGCTGACGCTGGCGGGCTCGCCAACACCCTGCTGGAGGCTGCCGAGGTGGCCGCCGCGCTGCGCGGCGCGTACCTGCGCGTCACCTGGAACGCCGACCTGGCGCAACGCGCGCTGCTCACAGTGCACCACGCCGACACGGCCGTGCCTGAGTGGTCCAGCGGCATCCTGACCGCGGTGACGTTCTGGCGGGAGGTCGCGGCGGACGGGGTGCGGGTGCTGCGGCATCTGGAGCGGCACGAGCCGGGCCGGATCATGCACGCCCTGTACGAGGGCACCCCGACCAACCTCGGCCGCGCGGTGCCCCTCACCGAGGACCCGGCGACCGCGGACCTCGTCGGCTCCCTCGACCCGGACGGCGACGGGCAGACCATCACCACCGGCATCCCGCGCCTGACGGCCGGCTACGTGCGGAACATGGGCCCGGACCGGCAGGACCGCCGCTCACCGCTCGGCCGCTCGGACTACCAGGGAATCCACCACCTGTTCCACGCCCTCGACGAGGTGTGGACGTCGTGGCTGCGGGACATCCGGCTGGCGAAGGCCCGGCTGATCATCCCGCAGGGCTACCTGAACAGTGCCGGGCCCGGGCTGGGCGCGACGTTCGACCTCGACCAAGAGGTGGTCGCGGCGATCAACGCGTCCCCGACGTCGGGCGAGTCGATCACGGAGAACCAGTTCGCGATCCGGGTGGACGAGCACCAGCGCACGGCCGAGGCGATCGTGCGCCAGGCGGTGCGCGACGCCGGCTACTCGGCGCAGTCGTTCGGCATGGACGGCGACGCCGCGGTCACCGCCACGGAGGTGGTGGCACGCGAGCGTAAGAGCATGATCACGCGGGACAAGAAGGCCCGCTACTGGGGCCCGGTGCTCGCCGACATGCTCGAAGTGCAGCTGATGATGGACGTCCGGTTGGGCTTTTCGAAGGTGGTCCCGGAGCGGCCGAAGATCGAGTTCGGGGACGCCGTCAGCGAGGACCCCAAGAGCGTCGCGGAGACGCTCGCGCTGCTCACGCAGGCGCAGGCCATCAGCACCGAGGCGAAGGTGCGGATGCGCTCTCCGGACCTCGACGACACGGCGGTCCGCGAGGAGACGGAACGGATCCTGCGGGAGACGGGCCAGCTCTTGAACGACCCCGCCGAGACCGGAGCCGAGGGCGAGGGGGTGCCGAATGCCGGTGTCCCCAGCGATGGCGGAGGATCTCGCGGCTGAGGTCGCCCGGCTCTACCAGGACGCCGAGACCGCCCTACTGGAGAAGCTCGCCGCGGCGCTCGCAGCCGACATCGACAGCCCGCGTTGGGCTGAGCTGAAGCTGGCCGCGATCGGGAACCTGCGCACGGCCGTGGAGACCGTTGCGGAGGCGCTCCAGACGGACACGGACGGGGCGGTGCGGCGGGCCTTGGTGGAGGCGTACGGCCGGGGCCGTCAGGCAGCCGTGGCGGAGCTGGGCGCGCTGGACATCGGCCGGGAGCTGGCCGCCCGGGACGCGCTGCCGAACGCGCCGGCCGTGGACCGGTTGGCCGCCTCCCTCGCGGAGGACACCCGCCCCGTGTACGCCCGCATCACGCGCGTGGTGCTGGACCTCTACCGGTCGATCACCTCCCGCGCGTCCGCGTCCACGCTGCTCGGCGGGCTCACTCGCCGGCAGGCGTCGCAGCGGGCCCTCGACCAGTTCGCGAACCGGGGGATCTCCGGGTTCGTGGACGCCGCGGGCCGCTCGTGGGACATGGCCACCTACGCGGAGATGGCCGTACGGTCCGTCACCGCCCGGGCCGCCATCGAGGGCCACATCGACGCGCTCGGCGAGATCGGCGTGGGCCTGGTGATCGTGTCGAACGCGCCGCTGGAGTGCGAAATCTGCCGGCCGTGGGAGGGCGAGACGCTCACCCTGTCCGGCCAGTCCGGGCCGCACAC